CTGCCAATACTAAGACCGCTAATACCATCTTGACTGGGATTAAAACCAAAACCCAAAGCCTTCATGATCAGGCCATAGGCAATAATCGCCAACTGCTTCGCAATGATCTGAGCCGCCATATCCATAAAGTGTTCGGCAACAGACGACAGCATGTCTGCGATTGCTTGATCCGCACTCTTGGTGCCATTGATGACACTGGTAATTGCAGTACTGAACGCATTACCAAAAGCAGTAGCAGCCGCAGCAGCTTGATTTTGCTTGTCAAGTAATTTGTCCAGTTGTTCTTGCATTTGCACGCCTGGATCGTTCTTACGTCGTTCTTCTTCTGCTTTTGCCAAGGCATCTGCTGCATCCTTTTGATCTTCTAATGCTTTGACGCGCTTAAGATCTTGTATCAAGATGTCAGCACCATTGCCCTTAAACTTTTCTTGAATGTCTGCGATTTCATGCTGTAGCCTTACTTCATCCTCATTCCCGTTTAGTCGTGCTTCAGCAAGTTCTACTGCACGTTGTGAAGACTTCAGGGCATCAGCAAGTAACTCACCTTGCTTTTCAATTTCTGCGTTTGCTTTAGCCTCTGCTTGTAAATACTTTTGTGCTGCATTGATTCTATTTTGCAAACGACGCATCCGTTCTTCTTCAACTTTTCCTTGCGGTTTCGCTTGCGGTTTCGGGGGCAAGGTTTGTTGTGTAGGGTCTACCGGCTGATCTTCAGGCAAAAATCCGCCGCCATCCATCATGTCTCCAAAATCTTCAGGCAACTGTGCCTGACCCATTAAGCGTAAAAACTTATACCCAAGTTCAAGGGTTCTGACAAACGGAACAAGATTTTTTGTCGATTCAATAATTGCGTTAGTTACATCTCCTATTCCAATTCCAACTTCAGGCAAACCGCCTGCAACTTGATTTATAATTGCATTCCAAAGCCTGAACTCAGTCCTTAGCTCTTCTACTTTTCCGGTTAAAATGTCAACAACTTGTGTAAGTGTTTGGAGAGACTCTATTGCTGCTGGTAATGTTAAATTACCAAGTGCTTCTTGCAAGTCACGCAATGATTCATTAAGCGTGTCTTGGGCGCCTGCATATCCTGCAGACCCCGCAGCCTCAGCTGCACCACCATATTGCGCCTCAATTTCAGTTAAAATTAAGTTCTGAGCCTCAAGAAGACGGCCAGATTCTTGCAAGGTTTTAATTTGTTCTTTCTGCTGATCCGTAAAAACTGTGCCGCTTCTTGCTAGATCAGTAACACGTTTTGCAGGATCTTCTAAGGCTTTTGACAACTGCATCAATGCAGAACGGACGTCTTGCCCTGTAGTTTCCGCCAAATCTGCCGCTGCAGTTGCCACTCGTTCATAGCTGTCAACCCCAATCCTTCTAAAGGAAGTTAACAGAGTAAATCCAGCCGTAAAATCTTCTTCGTCAAACAAAGTTTGTCTGCCAAGGCGATCAGCTGCAGCAGCTAATTGGTCAACCTCAGATTGCGTTTGGCCTAATCTTTTTAAGCCTGCTGCTAATGTTGCCACTTGAGCCTGTCGTTCACCGGCAATGTCTAGGCTGCGGTTCAATAAGTTAGTTGCTCCAACAAGAGCAACTATTGGCCCCAGGGTTGTGCGTAATGCAACACCCATACGTTGTATGTTGCCTGTAGCCGTACCAGCGGCTTTGCCTGTTGACACAAAACGACCGTTTGCATCACGTAATCTGCCGTTTGTTTTATTTACAGTTTGCTCAAGTTTTTTCGTCTCTGTATTTGTTTTTCTTAGCTGATCAACAGCGTTACGCGCATCAACCCTAAGCTCAACGTTGGATACTGCCATAGCCGACCAGCAATGCCCCTATATTACCGCCGCCGCATCTTTGCGCGATTTCTTGCCTTTTCTTCGTGCTCACCCTTGACTTGATAATAAGCCGCAAAATGAACAAGCTCCGCATCCGTCAATTCCGTGCGGAGCCTGCTTACTGTCATCCCTAGTTCGCAGGCCAGAAAAAACTCAAAGTAAAGCCAACTGTCCTGCGTCAGTCGTTTTTTGCTTCTTCCAGCTCAGCATCTCCACCAACACCAAACAGGAATAGCTCAAGCTCGTTCAATACAGACTCAGGCAACTGACGCTGCAACTTGGCTGCATCAGCAGAAGCAAATGCCTTGCTGCCGTCTTCCAGCTCGGCCATCTGGCATAGCATCTGAGTGCTGATATCCAACGCCTCTTGCGTACCAGCAAGACTTTGCGCTTTCTTGCGATCAGCGCGGGTGATCGGCTTGAAATACAGGTCAATGACCGTATCTCCCGCCTCGTTCTTTAGCTCAAATTTACGACGCTGGTTAAGATCAAAAGCCTCAACCAGCAGGTCAACGGTCCGTGACATCAAGAAAAATTGGCTTTGATGCTCAAACTATAGCCTAATTACTCAAGGTTAGAAGTAATCGTGCCGCTGGTGATAAAGCTGCAAGTGACAATGACTAGCTCGCCAACTGTGGAAGTGATTTCCATGTCAGTGATGATGCCAGCAAAGCTCACAGAGTCGCTGCCAGTAGTCGTGCCAGTGGTGAACAACTCAAAAGTTGCGTCTGCAGTATCTGCAGTGGTGACTACATCCTCAATGAAACCGGCTTGACCAGTGGCATCAGGGTCGTAGACCAGTTCAACGGTGCCAGAGCCAGACACCATGCTGCCAACAAAGCTGCGGAAGGTGTCACCATGCTTGCTGGTGTCCAACGTTTCCTTGGTGATTGTCAGGCTCCAACTGCGGGTGCCGACGATTGTGGCGTTACTGGAGCCTGCGGCGTCAAATTGAACAGTGCCCTGTTCACCGCGAAGAGTAGCCATGGTCAGAGTTCCTCGATGAATTCAAAGGTCACACGGACCTGTGTTTGGAAGTAGCCCTCAGGTGATGCGGACACCACTTCAGGGCCAATGGGTGCATCGAAGTAAACCCCCGACACAATAATCCGATTATACAGGTCACGAATGCGCTTGCCTATGGTATAGCTTGCGCCAGCACCAACGCCTTTTGGTGTGAAGATATTGGCAACGATGACACCACTGATCCTGTTATATGAGTTTGATGTTCCGCCGAGACTTAGGTATTCATTCGCCCCAAAATTCAATAGGCATTGCACCCATGATGAATTAGGCGTTGGTGAATAGGATACGTTGTTGAAGACAACCGGAATGGCAGGACTTAATGCAAGCTCTGTGGCAAGCCTAGATTCAATCGTTGAACGTACAGTGTTTAGGTCTGTTGCTGCCATTATCCTTGCCTCTTGATCTTTTCATATTGTGATCGTACATAGGATTGCATTTCTTTGCCGATAAGATCAACCCATCCAGCATCCGCTTGCTTGCTGGAGCCGCCCGCCAGTGGTTCAGCATACGGCAGATTATTGTGGATGCTGTAATAGTTTCCTAGCTTTTCTTGCGAATAATTCATCTTGCGTATTTGCGCTTCTGGTTTTGCGGGCGGATTGGTCAATGAACGATTGGCATTAACTGGTTCTTGCTGTGACCCAGCATCGTAATTGCCTGTTGCATTTTCCCCAACCTGCCAGCTTGCGCGGAATCGACCGGTATCAACAGGACTATTTTGCTTTAACAACGTATCGGTTTGAAGTACCGTCGCACGCAGCAACTGCTCAACCTGTCCTTCCATATAGTCAGCAATTTTCGCCAGCTTGATTTCTCTTGCCATCATCAAGCCCTCAGATAAATTTCGTAGACGATCGCTTGGTTGTCTTGCTCCACCGTTTCAATACGCACGATTTGATGCGTCACACTACTGATCAGCACCTTATCGTCCAGTCCAGGCACTGCAGACAATGCTGATGCTGCAACCGTCAACTTCTTGTCATCACCACGCACAAGGTCATTCACCTCGGCTGCGTTGACGTTTTCCAACACACCTTTGACCGTTTCAGTCGTGATCGTCTCAGTGGCTGTTCCAGTCGTCGGGTTATAGGCTCCAAGACTCACTGATTGAATCGTGATATCACCACCAAACTTGCCGATGGCTTTGTTGGCAACCTTTCGCAGTGAATCAGCAAGTGCCATCAGACTCGGTAGGCGATACAAGCACCATTTTGAAGCGTAATGCTAGTGAAGACACCCACGATGTGAAAGCCAGCAGGCATTGTTTCGCCGTCAAGGCTGTTGCCAGTGTAGTTTTCGCTGACCAACGTATTGATCGTTGTGTTCTCAAAAAAGTCGATGTGCTTGAAGCGGCCAGTATGGGCAGCCGTGTCGGTAATGACTTCTGCGCCAATCGTATAGTCGATGCCAACATCACCTTGACCGAAACCCTTAGCCATGATCAGCTCCGTTGAATTGCGATGTTACCTGGTCCACTTATTCTAAGCCCTGTTAGGTATCGTTCAATGATTGGCGGGATGCGATCAGCACCTACAGCACCGGACTTGTCAGGCGTTACGTTGATCGGGCCGATCTGCACGTTTTTATAGTCCTCCAACCCGCTTAGCCCAATCCCGTCTTTGTTGTTGTTTAGGTACACCGCAAGGATCGCTTGTGCCTTCTGGATTTGATCCGGCACTTCGGTGTCCGTAAAATAATCCGTCGTAATCCTGAACGGGAAGCCGACAGCATAGGTGTTGATGTAGGTATCAGGCTTTCTTACACCAGTGCGGGGCCACTGCATTGCTTGCGTATCAGTTGCCCTTGCACCAAGATAACGCTCACGGTCAAGGCGTTGTGCAGCCGTGTAAAGCGCACGATTCTTCTGGTCATCAGTAGCTGAAGCCCATGCAGTCACATCGCCGTCTTCAACCAAACCATCGATGATGGCATTGGCATCACTCAGCGTCAGGTAACTGTTTGCGCTTGCTCCGCCCGCTGTTGCGTCGATTGTGATTGCCATTTGATGAAGGCTTAGAAGGCTTGGGCTCTGAAACTTCTAAAGAAACAGAGGCCGCTGCCGAAGCAGCAGCCTCACGTTCACGCAATCGTCGGAATGCGTACAGACCCATCAGGATGCTGCAGACTTGATCACCACATAGTTCAGCACAAGTGCTTCACCAGCAGTAGATCCGACGTTGGAAAGGGTCACATCAAAAGACCCAGCAGCAACAGCACTGACACTGGCAATGTAAGTACCAGTGGAAGCGCCAGACTGCACGCAAACTGCAACCACATCAGTGGCAGCAACCTTGTCAGAGGTAACGGTGAAGGAAACTTCAGCGCCACCTGCAAGGGATGCGTCAGCAGTGGTGATCTGACCGCAAGGCTGGTTCAGAGTCACGCCAGTGGATTTGCTGGTTGCTTGGGTAACGGCACCGCCAGAGACGTAACCGATAGCCTTGCCAGCAGACACTTCAAATTGAGAAGCCATGATTAGTTACCTCCTCAGTCCATGTTAGAAGTGTTGGTCACGCGCACGATACCAAGGTTCTTGGTTTCGTACACTTTCGACCAGTTGCCAACTGTTTCCAGTTGTGAACGGGTTGGGTTCACATCAGAAGCAGTCCAACGGCTACCAACAGGGTGATAGCAGTAGTGCAGGTCGATTGACATGGCATCGCTCTTGGCGAGGATGTCACGGTCAGTTTCGGTCTGCATTGCAAGCTGCTCACCAGAGGCAACAGCGCCTTGGGTGAAGAAGTAGGTTGCGTACTCAGTAGAAGAGCCGCTACCTGCAGTCTGCACATCATCCGAAACAATCACACGCAGACCCAT